CTAAGTTGTTAGATCTAGAAATTATGCGAGAGAAGCAAGAGTGGCGTAAGGCTACTGCGTTTTCAGAAGAGGATTTGAAGAAGCTCATGGAGAAATTGCGTGAGTTCTTTTGTCCTTCATTAAATATGATTATATTCTCAGATTTCTTGATGAGAGATAGAAGAAAGATAGAAACTGGCAATATGATTCGTATAGGTATGGGGTTTAACTGGGGAGGTGCTTGGCAGTTGGCTAAATATCTACATTATGATGATGAAAATTATTTTTGGGTAGATGGAGATGTGTCTCAGTTGGATAAGAATATACAAGATTGGATGTTAATGTTATATATTGCATGTGGTTCCCGATATTATGCTTGGCAAGAATATGATGATGAAGCAAAAAAAAAAAATAGAATATTTTGTGAAGACGTTAATGTATAAGATTAGTCACAAGATAGTTTTACATTTGGGAGGTTTCTGGCAATTTATGAGAGGTGTTATGCATTCAGGAGGGAAGGATACTTCTCATGGGGATAGTTGGATTATGGCTTTGATGTTTTATTTATATTGTATGGATGTCATAGATCGCAATCCTCATTTGTCGGACATAATTATGCATTGTTTAGTAATGGGTATCATTGTAATAGTAGTTTATGGAGATGATCATGTATGGGCGAGTTTGAAAGTGTTGAGACCCTATATGAATGCCAAAGGGTGGGTAGATTTCTTGGCTCGAGTATGTCATATGACGTTACGAGGGGCTAAGGAGTATGATAAGTTTTTATCAACTGTTAATTTGGTGACGGGAACTTATGTTTATCAGGGAGTAGTTTTTTTGAAAAGAAGATTTATTGCTAGTTTTATTGAGGGCAGTGCTCCAGTCCTACCTTTTAAAGAGATAAATGAAACGATGATTAATTTGTTTTTGAAAGAACAGGATGCGGATATGATTGATTATTTTTTATCCTGTATTGGACAAATGTATGATACAATGGGAACTAATGTTGTAGCTTATCAATATGTTTATCGGTTTTTTGATATAATAAAAAATTATTATGCACTTATTAATCCTCAGGATGCGTTGCAGGCGGCGTTGGATGATCCAGAGCGTCGTGTTAAAGTTATGAAATATATGAGACGTGTTCATATGAAGGATACAGATATTTTGAAGTCAGTACCCACGCTTCGTAAGCTTCAGAGTTGGCATGTTTATGATGCTGAGAAATGTCGTTATGGAGGTAGGTTAGATGAGGATTATTTTGAGTTTGCGTTTTAATGGCGGCAGATTGACTCGCTTAGTTTAATAGGTGGAATGAGTCCCACG